CGCCCCAATCAACCCCGTTGACAAAATTTCCAAGTGATTTACCAACGCCAGACCAATCGAATTTCTCTATAAAGTTTGCGGCGGCCTGTAAGATTGTGCGGAAGCCACGCGACAAATCCTTACCTAATTGTTTCCAATCAATATCGGTAATGAATTTGCTTAGGTTAGTAGCCAGCTTTCCCATAAGGCCTACCCAATCACAAGCGTTAATAGCGCCCATAATTAAGTCGTGCAAGCCCTTACTTACCGCTTTGCCGTCGAGCTTTTCAAAGAATCCAACTAAAAGCTCAAGAAGTATTTTCCATTTTGCAACAAGCAAAACGCCTAAATTACCCCAATTAACATTCTTAATCAGGTTTGTTAGGAACGTACCGAGCTTAGCGCCGAGGTTTTGCCAATCAAAGGTTTTGATAAAGGTTGCAAGGAACGTCAAAACGCCGTGTATCAGCTTGCCAACCTTTGTACCTAAGCCGGGCCAATCAACAGAATCGACCATATCGTTGAGCTTGTTTGCAAGGGTTGTAGCAGCACCCGCCCAATCGCCGGCTTTGATTTGATTAGCTATCTCTTTTCCCCAATCGGGCAAAGTTACGTCGGGTAAAGACGTTGTTTTGTTACTGTCGTCATCACTGTCTTTGTCGGAGTTTTTATCGCTCAAAATGTTCAGTTCATCAAACGAGGCGAGGGTACGCTTTAACTTCTCAGCGTCGCTTGTCGCTTTACTTACTGATTTTGACGTGCTTTTGCCGAAAACGCCGAACAGATTTAAAAACTTAGTGACGTAGGCTGTAGCCTGTGCTACAAGGTTAATCAGCTTAGTAATAATCGGCCCCAGCAAGTTACCAATGCCAGACCAAACGGAATTAAGCGTGTTGGATAATTCCTCATTTTCTGACATATACGCGCTGACGGCTTTACGCAAAAGAGCGTACACACCTCTTGCGCCAAGCAAGCTGAGGGTAAACTTTTTCGCACCTGAGATAAGACCGCTAAACTGATTTTTTGTAGATTTGCTGTGTGATAACAGCTTTAACATATTAGAGGCGGCAGATTTGATACCGGACACAAGTTTACCTGTCGTCCACCTTGCGGCGCGTCCAATATGGGACGCAACCGACGCCGCAGCCGAACCGAGGCGACGCATAAGACCGTTCGCCTTGCTCGTCCCGGATCGCATTTCAGCAAGCCGTGAGTTTGCGGAGGACAGCGCCGTTTCCATTTGCGTAAACTGCGTTGTATCCGCGCCAAGCTGAAACGCCGTACCGGAGGATTCAAATTGCCGCTTTTTCTCAAGAAGCTCGTCGTATTTTGCACCGACAAGCTCCATATCGTATTGTAAAGATTGCCATTGAGTAGAATTTTCATTGACACCCAGCGCTTGCATTTTCTCTTGACGCTGCATAAGCTGTTCAAACTTCGCGTCGAGCTTATCAAGCTCAGCACATACGCTTTCGTATTCCTCCGTAGGATACTTTGTTTGTGCTACGGTATCAAGTTTTTCCTGTAACTCTGCTATCTTTGTTTCAAGGGCGGCGGCTTTACCCTCAAAGGTTGCCATAGCGCTTTCGCTGCCAGACATAGCACGCTGAGCCGTAGGCTCAAGGCGCTCAACGCTGGTGTTCACCGCGTCAATCTGTCGTTGAAGCTCCGACGCCTTTTGAGTTGCGCCACCAATACCCGTTGCCTGTGTAGCTTCACCCACCTGTGAGCTTGCTTGCTGTAGCTGTTCAAGCTCAGCCTCAAGCTCTTTAATGTGGGCTTCCAACGCAGACACGTTGCTTTCCGCACCGCTTGTATTTACTTCCGGCGTGAGCGACGTACTAAAAGCCTCTTTCAAATTTGCGCTGAGAGTTTTAATCTCATTTGACAAAGACCTTATCGCCGCAAGCAATTCCGAGCTGCCAGCCTCAAAGCCCTCAGAATTTAATTCTGTATCAATGATAATCGAGCCGTCAGCCTGTCCTTGCATTTAACCACCTTCCTTCCGTCAGCCGAGTAGCGCGTTAAGCCTATCCTTTTCTGCCTGTTCTTCTTCGGTGAGTTTTGCTTTAAGGACGCAGATACCCTTGTTTGTGTTCCAAAATTCACGTTCCCCTTTATCAAGTTTCTTACCCCGCGCCTTTTTGGATCGCAGAGTTACGACGTTAGAAAAAACGCCCTCCGTGATCTCCATATAGTAGCCCATAAAAGACCACCAATGAATGTACTTAGCGGAGCGCGTTTCAAAGCCGGCAACCTTATTGATAGCAGGAAAAATAATGCTTTCGTCTTGTTCCCAATCCATAGTACGCGGATTGTGTGCGTGATCGTCTTTTTCTACGTTATAATCAAGGAATTTGACCGCCGCCTTAAATGCTTCTTCATAATCAGCTTGCGGAATGTCATCAAAATCCTTATAGATAATGTACAAGCAGACAAACACCTTTTCCTTGTCCTCTAAATTAGGATCGTTAAAGGCAATGAGAATTTTAAGAATATCCCGGAAATCAGTACGTATGTCATAATCAACACCGTTCACGCTGATCGTCCGGGGAAGCTCACCAACCATTATTTCTTACCGTTCTTGTGCTTTCCGGTACGAGCGGCGTAGCCGTGAGTATAGCGCATAACACGGCTGTTGACCTTTTTCGTTTCACGTGCAAACTGCCGCGAAATATACGCACCGACAGCCTCAAGAGCATTTTCACAGTAGAAACGACCGTTGATAGGTGAGAACGGGTGCATTTTGCCGAAAAAGGCCTCAGACATATTACCGCCAAACAGCTTGTCGCAAGCCGCATACAGGTTTTCTTCTGCCTCTTTCATAGCCGCAAACTCAGCCGCGTTGTTTTCATCAACCGTACCGTCCGGCTTGATGTTGACGTTTTCAAGCGGTGCAGTAATTTTGTCAAATTCCTCCACCATATTATTGAAGCGGTCAATCATACCAACGTCGGTAGGACGGAAGAAAAACACGCCGATCTCGTCACCCTGCTTATTCTGAATAGGTACTCTTACGCTACCGTCATCAACGACGATTATATTGTTATTCGGATTGTTAATGTTTGTAATTTTGGTATTTTCTGCCATTTTAATTGCCTCCTAAATAAAATGATAAAAAAAATAAGGGGCGGTTTTACATCACTATAAAGCCGCCCTTTGAGATAAAAATATTTGTCGGCGGGGTGTTATTCCTCTAAGGTCAAACCAGCAACGGTGTAGGTTTTGGTGTACGCCGCATACCCTGCTTTACTCGCTGTCACTTTAAGCGACTGAGAGGAAGAAGTAATACGCGCAACCAGAATGTCAGTGCCTTCAACAAACACAACATAGCCTCGTCTGTAAGCGTTGTGCGTATCGTATCGCCCAACTCTAACGCGCCGTGTACAAAATCCATATCCACGGCTACGCCCCGGTCGTTTATGATAAGGTCGGTTTCCCATTGTTTCTGTACCTCAGCCGGAACGGGGAACGCCGATAGGCAGCGTTCAATTTCCATTTCGGTAACAACGTCCTGCGCGTTGTATTCCTTAAAGAGCCTCCATTTATCGGGATCGTGATGTGGGTAATTCCGCGTTCTGCCTCCGTTGCTCTTTGTCGGCTTACAGGGGACGCAAAAGTAACGGATAAGAGCCTTGCCGGTGTTCAGCTTTTGCTTGTCCTCCGGTAAGCCTAAAGCGCGTCCTGTTGCGTCCAAGCCCGCCGTATAGCCACAATACAAGCCGTGAAGCATTGTATCCCTCCATTGATCCGGAGGGAGCTTACAGCCAAAATACAATGATAAACAGCCCCATTCAAAGGGGACGTTGTATGCGTGTTTGATATAGTCAGGACTTTTAATAGCGTCTACAAGCCATTCGGGGAGCTGTTCACCCTGTGCCATATCAATGACAACAGGATCAGCGCCGTCGAGCGAATATGCAAAAAGCAATATCTCAAAGTCAGGACTTCGCATATAAGCCTGAGCGCCCGCTTTTCGGATTGGAACGCTTGAAAAGGTTTCAAGGTCGATTGATAAGTGATGTACCATACCTTGCGCCCCTTATCTGTTCAGCATATCGGCGCTTGAAAAGAGCTGTACTACGTTGTCGGTGTTGACGCCGCGTGCCTGTAATTCGGCAACCATTGAACGAAAAAGCGGCGTGTCCTGCACATACTCAACCAATTCATCTGCCGATAAACTTGTGACGTTTTTAAGGGATTCCTTGCGGTGCGCTTTCTTGATCGTCCATACCGGATCGGCAAATGTCGCGTTCTCAATATCTACAATGAGCATTGACAGCACCCTTGAGGGCTTTTGAATGAGCATTTTAACCGTGTTCAGCAAATGCGGGGTTTCCATATTCTGTACCGGGATAACTTCGCCAGCGGCTGTGATCCATACGTTAGGAATGTCAAAACGTGTTTTCATAATATAAATGCCTCCTTTATTTTCTTAATATGGAGCGCGGCGTTGTGTAGCCGCGCCCCTTCAAACTCACTTACATAGGCTGACCGGTGAGGGGGTT